CTAAATAACTGTTTCATAACATAAAAAACTTGATTATATCTTGTACTGTAAATATAGTACTTAATATTTTATCTAAATGTATAGTTTCATTTTCTAATGTCATTATATCATATAATTCTGAATTTTTATTTATGTCATAATCTAATATCTTAGATAAACTTTTTCTATAATTATCAGTTTTATATAACACATCATATATATCACTATTTATTCCAACACCATAATAATCTAATATCTTATTTTTATGACTATTACTTATCTTAGAATATTTTCCTTGTTTTATTAATTCTATAGTTCCTTTTAATTCATTCGGTATCTTAACAAGTACTATAATATTAGTACATGTATTATGTTCTGGAATAATAGATAAGGTTAAAGGAAATTCTATTAGTTTATCTTCTATTTTATTAAATTCTGGAAGATTAAAAAATTTATATTTTAACACAAGTATATAATCGGTAGTAGATAAATATGCATTCATTAGAAAAAGTTCTTCTTCTATATTATCTAATATCAACGGAACAATAAATTTTGTAGTTATATTTTTAGTTTCTTCTATAAAAGTATATTGCATATTTTCTATATCTTCTTTAATATCTCTTATATGATAAACAGTATCAAAGTTATTAATGTTAAAATGAACATAAGAATTTACTTTGAGTTCTTTCGGAAATCCTAATATAAATTCTTGATCCATACATGTAACCTCATCATCTTTAAAAGTAAATACAGGTTTATTAGCTTTTACAACAAAGAATCTATTACAAAATGAAATATTATATCTAGTTATCTGAGTCTTTATTGTTTGTTGTGTTATCATCTATTAATAATTTTTTGTTCTTTTTTACTACATAATAAGGATAGATATAATCGCCTTGTATATTTATATAATCTAAAGCTTCTATTCTTTCTAAATAACCCATATATCTATGTGTAGTAAAGTCTTTACCATATCTTCCTATATCTAAAGCTTTATCACTAACATCAAATAATATTACCATATCTTCTGTATAACTAACTACTACAAAAGCAAAACTAATATCATAGTCTTTATATAAGTATTTTAAAGCATCTACATAAAAAGAAGCTTGTATAGCATGATCATCTTTAAGATAGGTTTTATCAAAACTTAGTGCTGGACGTGAAGTTACTTTTAAATCATATATTTTTATCTTTTTAGCTTCATCATCTATATATACAAAATCTAATAATGACTTACATTGTTTATTTTCTATAGACCAAAATACTGGAAGTTGCTTCATTACTTTATCAGAATTTAATAAAGTAATAACTTCATCTATATCACTATTCATAATTAATTCTAAAGAAATATCTATGGACATTGACATATCTAAAGTTATTATTTTTCTACCATTGGCCTTGATAAGATCATTATAATAAGCGTTTCCATTATTTATCAGATTTTTAACTAAAGTATCGTCTTTCCAGTTATTTTGATATTCTGATTCACGTCCTATTCTTAACAATAAATCAGCTTCTTCTTCTAAAGTTGTCTTATTTTTAGATAACTCAAATACTTTATCAATTATATTTTTTACTGCTAAGCTTATTCTGTAATCTCCAGAATACATAAACTCTTTATCAAAATCACCATTTCTAGTTAATATACAATCTACGGCAGATCCAATAATCATTTCATCAGTTTCTTGAACTTCTTCTAAAAGATTTTTAGGATTTTTAACTTTTTTTAATAAGCTGCTATTTATAGCATCTACCTCAAAATATATGTTTTTTTCCATCTTTGTTTGCCTTTCGTACTGCTCTTAATAATTTTGTTTTTATAAATGCTGAAAAAAGATCTTTTTTGGTAATATCTTTAATTATATCACTAGTTAATATATAAGTATCGTTTGTTATAGGATTAACTTTATCTATATAACCATCAGTTTTTAATTCTATACGTAATAAAAGCATAATTTCAGATTTAATGTCCATTGGTTTTATTAAACCAAATGTATCATATTACCATGCACAGCCTGTGACTGAAAAAGTTTGTATAAATAATCCATTATTATCTCTTATTTCTATATATTTTATTTCAGAAGTATTATCTTAATTAACTAATTTAATATTAAATTTCATACAATTTAGATTAATAAATAAGTCAGATCTATAAATAAGATTGAGTTATAGATAGATCTGACTTATTTATGGTTAATACTTTACTTTAATTCTTCATTTATATCTTTATAATCTTTATTTATCTTATTAATTAATTTTTCATGATATTCATAATCGGAAATTAAAGTGATATTATTTATACGATCTGTTAATTTCTCAATTTCTTTTATTATAATATTTAGCTCATTTTTTAAATCCACTAATCTATTATTTATAAATAATAAGTTTACTACTCCAACAAGATTTTCTTTTTTATTCTTTTCTTCTGATCTTCTTACCTTATTAAGTGCAAATATTAAATCTATTTTTGATAAATTAGCTGGAATTTTATAACTTTTAGCTAAATTTTGAAGTTCTTTATAACTTAATTTACTATAATCAATTCCTCCTTTTTGTTTACTTTTATAAAGAAGTAAAGTAAATTCTGTATTTGGTAATATAGCTTCATTAAGAGATAATGTTATAAAACCTTCACGCACAATTACAATCATATCATCTAAATTTAGCTTTAGTTGTTGAGAAAATTCTTCTTTTAATTCTCCAAATGTAGTAGCATCACTACTAATAAAATCAAGACCTACTCTATCTGGTCTTTTATAATAAATCTTTCTAGTCATGTTTTATATTTTTAGTTTCTAATAAATAATTTAAAAGAAGATTTAACTCCTTTATCCCATACTTTAATACAAAATCTGATGGATCTTTATCTTTAAATTTTTCTGGAATATAAATGTAATCTAATTTATATATATCTGAAAATTTCTTTGCATTTAATATTCCACATTTATCATTATCATACCATATAACAATATTTCTAAATCTATCTTTTAATTTATACAATTCTAATGGTTGTATAAATGAAACTTCAGAATTTGGGGCTATTGCAAAAGTATTAGTATTACAAAATAAAGTTCCTACATCTTTTAAAGAAGACGTTATTATCAATAAATTACCATTTCTAGGTAATAAATGATATCCTTGTATTATATCTTTAGTAACATTACCTATAAATTTTACTTTATTATTAAACGGTTGATAAATTTTTCTTATTTTCGTATTATCTATTTTACCAAAATCATAACAATAAGAAAGATAAGAACTTCCTATATAACGTTCTGAAGTTTTAGTTTTAATATAAAATGCAGTTATTGGTGATATATGTGCTTTCTCTAACCAGTCTTGTGTTATATTATATTGATTCCAATATTCTATATCTTTTTTTCTAAATTTTACTTTCTTAACTAATATTTTTGTTAGTTCTTTATTAGTTTTCCAATTTACTTTAACTAGTTTTTTGCTTGATTGTAATGTAAAATATGCAATATCTGAATCTATTAAATCTAAATTAAAATCTTGTATTATTTTTTTTAAAGCTTCTTTATAAGAAATATTATATTTTATCATTACATATTGAAAACAATTTAACGTACCTTCAATTCCAAAATCTTTGTACTTTAATTTATTGTTATTAGTATAAAATACCCTGCATGAAGGATGATTATCTTCTCTTAATTCTGATTTAAAAGAGACATTTATATCCTTCATTGACGGTATATAATATTTAAATATATCATATTCTGTAATAAATGATAATATAGTTTCTTTTGTTAAAGGAAGCTTTATTTCATAATTTATCATTAATCCCAACTATTTTCTAAACTTTCTTTTAATCCAGAAGATTTATTATCACTTGAAACTAATTTATCATATCTACTTAATTTTAATTTTGAAGGATTAACATTCATATTCTCTATAACTGGTGCAAATGATCTTAATGTTGCAAAATTATCATTATTTAATACAACTACAACTCGAACTAAAATTTTATTTGGAATAACCTTTTTTAAATCTGCAGCTGCAACTCTAATTAAATCTTTGTATGTTTTTACACCAGTTATACTATAAGATTCTCCTATAATATTCCTGGAAATATTAGCTATTATATTTTTCTTCTTTACGCTATCTTTATATAGATCATCTTCATTTTTTATAAAACCTCCTATTTTTGGCTCATAATAACGTCGATTTACTTTAAATGTATCTTTTATATCTGAAAACGTATATTCTATATAACTATTATTATCTTCTTCACTTACTTTAACATCACTTAGGTACATGTTTTCTATTATACCTGGTTCAATATTTACAAATGTATTTTCATTATAGTTCTCATCAAAATTATAATCTATTCTTTCCATAATTTATTTATTTATTTGTTTGTTTGTTTATTTATTTATTAATCACTAATTGTGTTATTGATTAATTGTTCTTCTACATAAAAATAATTTTCTTCTATCAATTTACTTATTAATTTTAAACATTTAATACCATCAATAACGCATGGAATTCCAAATAACACTATATTACCGTATTCATTTGCTATATCTACAAATCTTTTATATAAATAATCAAACAAATGTCCATTATTTATTATACCATTTTTATTTAAATTTATTGGAATTTTTATTGTTTTTCTATCTATATCTGTAACATTTACAAAATATATATTATCTTCATAAGTACCTATTGTAATAATAGTTTTATTTATACTAGTATGCTTATCTTTTAAAGCTGATAAAGCTTCTTTATTAAGCTTAATATGCTTAGTTACTTTACCAGCTATATTTCTTGTATATAAATATATCATAGGAAATTGTTGTTCCATTTTTACTTAATTTTGTAATTTATAATAAGTTCTAATACGCTCATCAACTAATGATAATGAATTGGGTATTAAAAAATCATTAAACATCCCGTAAGGAGTATGTGCAGTACTTCTATTTGAACTAGTTTCAAAACTGTAAGAAGCTTTTCCATTAACAAAATCAACATGTGTAAATAACACTATTGACATTTTAGATTCCAATTTTATTTTTTCTAACTTTTTACCATTTGTAACTAGAGCTCTTGATTCATTACCGTCTACATTGGTATATAAACTAATATGGCCCATCAAATATACTATTAAGTCTGGTTTTAAACTACTTATATTAACTATTAAAGCATAAATATCTCGTGCAAAATCATACCATTTATCATATGTCAATTTTTGAGCTTCTAACATTTCTCTATCTAACATGACACCATTTATAGTATCTATTACAACACTTTTTATTGTTGTACTTTCTGAAGCTCTTTTTAATATTACGTTTATATCATCAATATCAGATGTTTTTATAACATTATTACTTGGAAATATATCTGCAAATGGTAAAGGTTTTTTATCTGAATTTATTAAAACAGTGGATTTCTGATTTAGTCCACTATATGTCTTCATATCCCATTCTAATGTTTGTGGATCTAAAGATATTGTACCATCTTTATTAGTTACTATCGAAGTGGTTTTTCCACTACCACTTTCTCCTAATACACCAACTGTCATTCCCATATTATTGTTCTTTTGGTTCAAGAAATATTAAATCAGAATAAGGCAATATATGCTTTAATTCTTCAAAAAATAATTTAAATGTATCATCTTTCTTTAAATATAACTCTCTTAACGTAAGATAACTTACTATTATATCTTTAGTTTGCAAATAATTTTTAAAATAATCTTCTGAAAAAGCAATTTCTCTATCTTCTTTTAAGATTTTATTTATTTCTTCTAACTTTTTATCACTTATATTTTCGTCAAAATCTTCTTTTGTTACTCCTATTCTTTTTAATATTCCAATATAACTATCTGAATATAATGACTGAATTCTTTTATCTTCTAATAGCTTACTCCAGAATTTAATAGTAGCTTTAATTCTTAATATAACTATTATACCTTTTAAAGGTCTAATGTTAGAACCTTGTCTTAATACCATTTCTCTCAAAACATCTAAATCTTTTCGATTAACTGCTACCGAGGTTGAGTAATTTAAAACATTTCTTCTTACTTCTTCTTGTTGTGGTAACTTCGTTATTACTGCACTTCTTGGATTCTTCCTTTGAGCTAAACTTAAATTGTTTAATACAGCTCCAAATCCCATGATTTCTTTGATTTCTACTTGCATGTGTTTCAGTTTTAATTAGTTATACTTTTGATATTTAATTGTAAGTTCTCTATATCTTTTGCAAATTTATAAACTTTTATGATATCTAAAGAATCTGCTGGAGGTAATTCTTCAAAATTATTTGAATCGCCAATGAAAAATAGTGGTAGTGATAAATTTGACTTACCATGTCTATTTATACTTATGGATAGTTCTTTAAAACAATCTTTGAGTTTATAAATTTCGTATTTTTTATAAACTTCTATATCAAATTTATCTGGCGAAAATATACCAAACAATATATCACAATCTCTGGATGTACATTTATTATCAGCTAATCCAGCTGCAGATGGTTTCAACTTATCAATGATAGATTCTCCTTTATAAGTAAATTGTTGCCTTTCTATTTCTAAAGCCTGTTGTTGTACTATAACAGGTATTATCTTATAATGATTTCTTAATCTGGACAACATACTACTTAAATCTGCAATAGCTTGATATAAAGTTTCTCCTTTTTCTGGAGCAATTAATCCTATATGATCTACTATGACAAATACAAATTCATTTTCGTCCATTGGTTCATATCTATCAAATATTTCTATTTCTTCACCAGTTTTAGTGGTTATTAATTTTTTATATATCTTACCACTGTTTTCAATATAATTCATTATAATCTTATATATTGATTTTGGTGTTTTAGCATCTTCTATGAATTCAGTAAATTTTAATACTTCTGTCACATATGTGTTGTAGATATTTTCTATTTGATAAGTCGTTTCTTCATCAATGATAAAATCTTTGTATGATGACATCAATTTTTCTGGATTTATTATTTTTTTATAATCTTTAAATAATTTTCTAGATATAAGCATTAATTGTTTATATTCTGATGTTAGTTCTAAAGTAAAATAAAATATTTTTGGTTTTATATTTGTTTTACCTTTATTAGCTAAATACCAATCTATTACATTATAAGTAAATAAACTATCTGCTATTTGAGTTTTACCTGATTTTGGACCTCCACTTACTAAATAATATCTTCCTTTTTGAATACCTGCTATCACATTATTTAATTTATTAAATGGCCACGGAATAGTTATTATCTCGCCATTTAATCTTTTATCTCTATTGAATTTTATGGTTTCTATTAAATTCATAATGTTATCTCATTTGTTGGATTTTCTTCTAAGTTTAGTAAATAATCACATATAGATGCTAATGTACTTATACCATCTTTATATATGAAGTAATGTGCTTGTTTTATATATAAATTATCTGTATGTTCTATATAATGTTTTGTAGCTCTTAATATTAAGTCTTCATCTCTAAATTTTTTATTATTTTTATAAAATTGTTTTAACTTTTTTAATACTCCTTGTTCATCTCCTTTCTTATTTTTTGGAAATAAC